GCAGAGCGTAAACAAACAGTTGTTCATAAAACCAATAAACCACGTAAGTTTGAGGTTGATTTTAGTATATTAGATGAATTAGAGGACGAAGATGATTGATAAAAGAGATACTCAACAGATAATAGGTTGTTTAATGAAAAAACCTCAGTTGTTGAGTGAAATTGATAAATACTCTTTTGTACTTACTGATTTCCCTTCTCGTTTTGAGCGTTCAATTTTTATGGCAATCGAAGGATTGTATAGAAATGGGGCAACAAAAATACAGCCCATTGATGTAGAAAATTTTCTTGAATCAAATCCTGTTTCTGCCAAATCTTTTAAAGATAAAAATGGAATTGAATATTTGCAGGACACAATTGAGTTATCTGAACTCGACAACTTTGGATTCTATTATAATAGATTTAAAATGTTTAATCTATTAAAAGACTTAAAGAAATCTGGTTTTGATACAAGCGAATTTTATTGCGAAGACTTAACTAATCCAAATGCAGAAAGAATTAACGATGATTTTAATATGTTGAGTCCAAAGCTAATAACTGATGCGGTTCGTAAAAAGTTACTAGGTGTTGAAGCAAAATATGAAACAACAGATGAAATCGAAGTTGAGACTGCTGCGCAAGGAATGGAACAACTTATAAATGAGTTAGGTGCAGCTTATGAAATAGGAGTACCAATTCAAGGAAGTATTTATAATCAAGTTCTTGATGGGGCTAAAAAAGGTACGCTTACTATTAGAAGTGCGGCCAGCGGCGTAGGTAAAGCATTACCAAACAGCACGGTTATTCCAACACCGGCGGGCAAAAGAAAAGTTTCTGATATACAAGTTGGAGACTATCTTTTTGATGCCTTTGGAAAACCAACTAAAGTGTTGGGAGTATATCCGCAAGGTAGAAAAGAGGTTCTATATGTTCGTTTTAAAGATGGACGAGTAGCTAAATGTTGTGAGGACCATCTTTGGAGCTATTGTACCATAGGACAAAAAGATTCTAGTAAAAAAGAACGTAAATTTTATACTAAAACTTTAAAGGAATTAAAAAAAGAAAAGCTTCAAAAATCCGATGGTGGGTATCGAATTTTAGTACCAATGAATTATGCCGTTGAATATGAAGAACAATATTATTATATTCCACCATATATAATGGGATTAGCATTGGGTGACGGAAGTTTTAGACAAAACGAATCAAATAAAGCTTTTCAATTCTCAAGTGAAGATGAATTTTTGTCAAATTATATTGGTTTTCATATGAATTGGGAAGTAAAGAAAAATAAAGCTAATTTTGGGTGGTATTTTAGTTTTAAAGATAAAGCGCCACATAAAAATGTCTGGGTTCAGGATTTTCTAAAACAGTATCCAGAATTATTAAATACTAAGTCTGAAACAAAGTTTATTCCAGAAGAATATTTATATGGAAGTATAGAACAGCGTTTTGATTTATTGTGTGGTCTACTAGATACTGATGGTAGTGTAGATGAAAAGGGTCGACTTAGTTATTACACAATCAGCCCATTTTTACGCGATAACGTAGTAGAACTTTGTCATAGTTTAGGTTTTAAAACCACTGTGTTAGTTGATAATCATAAAGATACAAATATTGGGTTTATTATTCGTATTACTGGTAGACCAGAGGATAAAGTAAAATTATTCAAATTACCTCGTAAAAAAGAAATTATTAAAACGTGGTATAATAATAATACAAGAAAAGAATCTAATGAATTTAATCCAATAGTTGAAATCGGCAGCTGTGGTTATACAGAAGAAATGACCTGTTTTATGGTTGATAATAAAGAACATCTTTTCTTAACTGAAGATTACATTGTGACCCACAATACAAGAAATGCGGTGGCTGACGCTTGTTATTTAGCATATCCATTTAGATACAATGCAACAACTTGTGAATGGGAACAAGAAGGAAGTTGTGAAAAAGTATTATTTATCGTAACAGAACAACGTTTTAAAGAAGTTAGAACAATGATATTAGCATATTTAACTGATATAAATGCTACAAGATTTAAATATGCAGATTTTTCTGATAGAGAAACTGCAGTTATAACACAAGCAATCGCATTAATGAAAAAGTATAATGATAATTTAATATTAGTTAAAATGCCAAATCCAACAATTGAATCAGTTAAAACGATTGTAAGAGAAAATTGTATTATACATGATATAGGTTATGTATTTTATGATTATATCTTTATTGGACCATCACTACTAAATGAATTTAAAGGATTTGCTTTAAGAAATGATGAAGTATTACTAATGTTTGCAACAGCATTAAAGGATTTGGCAGTTGAATTAGATGTAGCCATGTTTACTTCAACGCAGCTTAATGCAAAAGGTGATGATAATAAAGACATACGAAACGAAGGTTCTCTCGCAGGTGGTCGTAGTACAATTAATAAAGCTGATAATGGCGCAATAATGGCCCGTCCTACAAAAGAAGAACTTGAATTATTGGAACCATTTTATAAAGAGAATCCAGACAATAAACCTAATTTAGTAACAGATATATTTAAAGTTAGAAGTGGTGAGTGGACACAAGTTCGTATTTGGTCAGTGATGAATTTAGGAACCTTAAAGAAACGAGATTTATTTATAACTGATTCTCGATTAGACCCAATTGAAGATTTCTTTGAACGAGATGATTATAAAGTAAAGAATTGGGATGAACACGAAGACGAGCATTTCAAAGTTATATTAGAAAGGTTAAATGATGGTGAGGTAATTGATTGATTATAAAGGTATAATTGAACAATTAGATACCGAAAAGATAAAAGACTTATTAGACCAAATGGATATTCCTTATCAAGAAAAAGAATCCTATTTGGTCATGCCCACGGTTTGCCACAATGAGGATGTGGATGAAGCGTCTTGGAAACTATATTATTATAAGAATAATCATATATTTTATTGTTATACTAATTGTCAATCTATGTCGATATTTAAATTTCTTAAAAACTACTATGAAACAAGAAATCAAGACTTCGACTGGTATCAAGACATATATAAGGTAATTCTTGATTGTAGTAATTATCGCAAACCAGACGGTTTCGCACCGAAGAGGTATCAGCGTATACGAGATACATACGCCACACCCGAGCGTGTGGAACTACCAACTTATCCAAACGGAATAATTGATTGTTTTATAAAATTTTATCCTTCGGAGTGGCTAAATGATGGGATTACTAAAGAAAGCATGGATAAATTTAATATACGCTATTCTCCATCACAGAATAAAATTATAATACCACATTATAATCCAAAAGGAGAACTTATAGGTATTCGCGGCCGTGCATTGAATGAATGGGAAATTGAAAACGTGGGAAAATATATGCCTATACAAATAGAAGGTAAATGGTATAGCCATCCACTTTCATTGAATTTGTATGGATTAAATTGGACTAAAGATAATATTAAACGAGTAGGAACTTGTTTTGTTTTTGAGGCAGAAAAATCAGTTTTACAATTTGAAGGATTTGACTTTGCAAATTGCGCAGTGGCAGTATGTGGTAGTCAATTTAATAAGCATGCATTGAAACTGTTAATGCAAACCGCACACCCGCGCGAGGTCGTAATTTGTTTTGATAAGGAAGAGAAACCAGGTAGTGAAGAATATTTTAACAAGTTATATCAAATGGGAAAGAAATATTCAACCTATGCTGATTTTTCATTTATATATGATAGAGAAAATTTAATACAGCTAAAAGACTCTCCGACTGACCATGGCGCGGACGTGTTCTGGAAGTTGTACAAAAGGAGAGTTAAAATAAAATAATTATGATTGAATTTATATATTTTTGGATAGGTATAATAGTAGCATCTATTTTTTATTATAAAACAGATGATTGGAGAATAAGAAAATTACTAACCAAAGGATATGATGATGCTGTGCGCGATATTGTAGAATTTGGTTTTTATTATAATACCGACAATAATAAAATTAATATAACTATTAAGGAGATTGATAATGAAATGTAAGTTAGTTAACAAAGATATAAAAGAGAATTATACCAATGAGCTTTTAATGGAACGCGGACTTAACCCCGAAGAACTTCAATATTTTCTTAATGTGCCAGATGATAGCGCATTACAAAACCCAATAAATCTTGATTATATAGAACAAGCCGGTGCAATGTTTGAATATATGACGACTTGTACTAATCAAGAAACTATTGCAGTAATAGTAGATAGTGATGTAGATGGATTTACCTCATCTGCTATCTTCATACAATACCTACGGAAATGGAATACAGTAGTTAATATTGTTCCTATATTACATAAAGGAAAAGGACATGGACTTTCAGATACATATGATGATGTAATTAATACGCATCCATCTTTTGTAGTTATACCAGACGCAGGCAGTAATGATTTTGAATATATTGAAAAAATGGCTCAAGAATTTGAACCACCAATTTATTTTCTTATTCTTGACCACCATATTGTAGAACCAGATACTCACTTTTCTGATTATGCAGTAATTGTAAATAATCAACTTTCATCAAATTACAAAAACAAAGACTTGTGCGGCGCTGGTGTTACATGGCAATTTTGTAGATACTATGATTCACTTAAAGGTACATCCTATGCAGATGAATATATTGACCTTGCCGCGTTAGGAATAGTAAGTGATATGATGTCAATGTTATCACTTGAAAACCGATATATTGTCCATACAGGCTTACGCAATATTCAAAATTATTTCTTTAAAGCTTTATGTGAAAAACAAGCCTTTTCAATGGGAGGAAAAGTCACACCAATAACTGTCGCATTTTATATAACCCCGCTTATCAATGCAATGATTCGCGCCGGTTCAATGGAGGAAAAAGAACGTTGTTTCACCGCTTTCATAGATGGTCACCAGCTCGTGCCAAGTCAAAAGCGTGGCGCAAAAGGAACATTCGAAGAAGTTGCAATCGAGTCCGCGCGCGAGTGTACAAATGCAAGAGCAAAACAAAATCGCATTTTAGATAAGGTTGTAGAAGAACTTGAAATTAAAATATACAAATATAATTTGCTTGAAAACAAAATCCTATTTATTAGATTAGAAGAAGATGACCAGTTCCCTTCTGAGTTAAATGGATTATGCGCGATGAAGTTGGCTGCGAAATATCAACGTCCAACTATTGTAGCAAGATTAAATGATGAAGGCGAAATTAAAGGCTCAAGTCGTGGCTTAAATGAATCAGAATTAACTTCATTTAAAAACTTTATGGATGAAAGTGGATTTTTTACTTTTACAGCTGGACATGATAATGCTTGTGGTATTGGTATATATGATAAGAATTTGGGTGCTTTTCATGAGTATGCGAATAAGGAACTTGCCAATGTAGATTTTGGTGAAAATGTTTATGATATAAACTTTGAACGTTTGGCGGCAGATAAAGATATAGAGGAGTTAATTTATGATATAACCAAACACGAAGATATTTGGGGTCAACAAAACAATGAACCATTAATACATATTAAAGATATTAATATAACGAAAAATGATATACAAATTATGGGTAAAAATGCAGATACAGTTAAAATTATTAAATTTGGTATTGCATATATGAAATTTCATGCCAAAAATTTTATTGAAGAATTAGCTAAATATAATAACGAAATTAAACTTGAAATAGTTGGACGAGCAAATTTAAATTGTTGGCTAGGAAATTTTACACCACAAATTTTTATTACTGATTATCAAATTAATGATGGGAGGTTAAGCTTTTAATGGAACCAGATGAAATCCCAATTGGTCGAGCAAAAGATATACGTGGTATGAGAGTGGGGCATTTAGTAGTATTATATAGAGTGCAGCCACCAAAATTATTATTAAAAGAAGGAACATATTGGAAATGTAAATGTGACTGTGGTAATACTACGATAGTACATGGTTCAAATTTACGTACTAAACATACTAAAAGTTGTGGGTGTATCACAGGAAAACCAGTAATACAAACTGAAATGCAACCAGATGAAATCCCTCTAGGAATTGCTGAAGACATTCGAGGTAAAAAATTTTATAATTTAACTGCTTTATATAGAGTAAAAAAACCTATTTCTTATAAAGGCCAACATACTGGAGCATTTTGGAAATTTCAGTGTGATTGTGGAAATACAATAATTGCTCCTATTAGTCAAGTAAAAAATGGTCATACAAAAGGCTGTGGTTGTTTAAATGTTGGTGGTAGCAAACCAATAATAGAAAAAATTGGAACTAAATATGGTAAATTAACAATTTTAAAACAAGTAAAAATTGAATATTCTTCAGATGTATATTGGGAATGTCAATGTGAATGTAGTAATATTACTGTCGTAAGAGGAACTGATTTACGAAGTGGTAAGGTTAAATCTTGCGGGTGTTTAAGAGGACATTCTGGAACTAATGCTTTTATTGACGAAACTGGTAATCGATATGGTAGATTAGTAGTAATAGAACGAGCTGAAAATAAGGGTAAAGATACCCGTTGGAAATGTAAATGTGATTGTGGAAATGAAACAATAGTACGAGGCACAAATTTACGAGATGGTTCAACATTATCTTGTGGCTGTTATCATTTAGATAAGTGTAAAGAACCCAAAGGACCTCGCATTTATAATAATTATTTAACCAATGAACCAGATGAAATACCATTAGGTGAAGCAGAAAATTTAAGAGGAAAACGATTTGGTAAATTAATACCTTTATATAGAGTTAAAGTTGAAAGCGACCAAACTTGTGCTTTTTGGAAATGCCAATGTGATTGTGGCAACACTACAATAGTAAGAGCTTCTGCTTTAAAATCTAAAAAAACAACAAGTTGTGGGTGTTCTACAGAAAGTCATGGTGAAATTAAAATTAAACAATTATTATTAGATAATAATTTATCTTTTCAACAGGAATATTGGTTTGATAATTGTAGAGATACTAATCCATTAAGGTTTGATTTCTATGTTAATAATTTTTATTTAATTGAATTTGATGGAGAGCAACACACTAAAGCAATTGATTATTTTGGAGGAGAGGAAGGCTTACAAAAAACACAACAACGCGATAAAATTAAAAATGAATATTGTAAAACTCATAACATTCCATTAATTCGTATCCCATATACTCATTATGATAAAATTACAATAGATGATTTGCGTCCAGAAACATCACAATTTTTAATTATATAGGAGCATCTAAATGAAAGACTTTAATAAAATATTTAAAGAATGGTTAGGTTCAATGCGTAATCCTACTGAAGAAGAATGGGATGCTGTAAATAATTACATTCAAAGTATCTCAATAGATACTGGTGTTAATATATTTGACCTAATGGACGAATATGAAAAAAATCAAACTGAAAATAATACATTGGGGTGTTAATTATGAATAATAAAAATACTACACAACTTTGGCAATATATAAATGTAAGAAACACTTTTAAACACTTTAAATGTAAAACTTGTGATTTTAAAATTATTTGGAAAGAAATGCCATTACAAGATTTATTATATTGTCCCCATTGTGGAAGATTAATAGAATCTATTTCTAATGGAAAGTACTATGTAATGGAAAATCGCAAATATCAAGGAAAAAAATATTACGATGGTTTAGACCCAGATTAATGTATACGTTTTTCGTCTACGGCGGCCGCTCAACTCATTTGCAAATGAGTTCAGCCCTTGGACGGACATGAGCGACCGACCGCAATGTAAGTGCAACTCATAATTTGATAAATTAAGAAAATTTTGATATAATTATAATATAGAATAAAGAAAGGAATATATTATGAAAGATTTATTAACAGAATTATACATAAATGCTATACAAGATGCAACTGATTACTATTTAAGTTATTGTTGTTGTAGCAAAGAAGAAAGAGAAGAAAGACTAAAAGATGACGAAGAACAGATAAAATTTTTCATTAGTATATTAAAGCAAATATAATATATTTGTTTCACGTACTCTGCGGCCGGTCGTCCGTGTACATACAACATCTACAGCCCACGTATGTACATAGACAGCACCGGCGCCTTGTACATTTAAAAATTCGGAAGACTGCATAATTTTATGTAGACTTCCTAATAATTTCCTACTTATAAATAGTAGGAGGTGAGAAAAATGATTGGAATTTATAAATATCAAAACAAATCAAATAATAAAATTTATATTGGCAGAAGTATTAACATAACTAGAAGAAAATGGGAGCATCTTCATTCCCCTTCTCCATATTCTTATTTTGATTCCGTCTTACAACAAATTGGAGAAGAGGCTTTTGATTTTGAAGTAATAGAAGAGTGTGCCGCAGAACAATTAAGAGATAGAGAAAAATATTGGATTGCTTACTATAATTGTTGCGTATTAGACAATCGAGATGGCGGATATAATTTAACACGTGGTGGAGAAGAATATCGTTCAGAAGAAAACCCCTGGTCTAAACTTACTATAAACCAAGTAGAAGAAATTATAGATAAGTTAGCTAATACTACCATTTCTATGGAAGAATTAAGTAAAATGTATAAAGTACACAGAAATACAATTAGTGATATCAATAGGGGTAAAACTTGGTCTTGGTTACATAATTATGATGGTAATATTAGAAAGCAAAAATTTGGTAGTTCTAATAGAGGAGAACTAGGCACAAACAAGATTACTGAACAAGAAGCATTACATATTATTAAATTATTAGAAACAGACCCTCGTTCATTGGCTAAAATAAGTCGAGAAGAAGGAATTAGTTTAAATATACTATATGATATTAATAGGTGTAAAACTTGGAAATATTTACACAATTATATAAATAATATTCGTCATGAATATAAATTGACAAATTCATAAATTTTTGATATAATAATATTAGAAAATAAAGAAGAAAAGGAGGTGATGCAATAGTGAAGAAATTAGGACAGTTAACCTTTCCTGGTAGTCTTCATAACTGAGGAAACCACACTGATTTCAGCAACTTCCGCCTCAGAGACAGCATCAACACCGTCGAATCATTAATAGATTATTCAATAGAGTTGGGTCATACCGTATGTGCAATCACAGAACACGATACGATTGCCAGCTCTATTCGCGCGGAAAAATATTATAATAAAGTGAAGAAAGACCATCCAGAGTTTAAGTTAATTCGTGGTAATGAAATTTATTTAGTTCGCAATGGTCTCAACGCACAGAACTATAAAAAAGAAACTGATAGGTATTTCCATTTCATACTTTTGGCGCGCGATGCCATTGGCGCAAAGCAGATAAGAGAAATATCAACGCGTGCTTGGATGAGAAGTTATGTCGCGCGCCGCATGCGTAGAGTTCCAACTTATTATCAAGACCTTATTGATATAATTGGTGCGAATCCAGGTCATGTAATTGGATGTACGGCTTGTCTTGGTGGATGTCTTCCAACGCAACTCATGCGTAACAGAGACAGCGGCGCGCCGAGTATGGATTTAATTAAACGATGGATTGTTCAGATGCAAGGAATTTTTGGAAAAGAAGATTTCTATTTTGAAATGCAACCATCGTTTAATAAAGACCAGATATATGTAAATAAGAAATTGGTTGAACTTGGCGATGAAATGGGTATAAAGTATATTATAACAAATGATGCCCATTACTTAAAAAAAGAAGATAGACAAATTCACAAAGCTTTTCTTAATTCACAGCAAGGAGATAGAGAAGTTGATGATTTCTATGCAACGACTTATCTTATGAGTGATGAAGAAATATATCATTATATGAAAGAATCATTAGGAGAAGAAGTAATACAAACTGCATACAGAAACATTGAAGAAATCATAGATAAGTGCGATGATTATACATTGTTAAAACCGTTAAAGATTCCAAGATTAAATTGGAAAAGATTTGAATTAACACACAATAAAAACTTCTACATAGAAAAAATTCCATATCTTAAAAAATTTTATAAGTCAGATTATTCTGAAGATAGACATTTAGCATGTGCAATTATAAATCGATTAGCAGAAGCAAGACCAGAAGAAGAATTGAATAACCAAGCAACTTATGATGAAATCAATGCATGTTTGGAAGATACTTGGGTATCTTCCGAAGTAAATGGCAGTAGATGGAGTGCATATTTCTTAAATCTTCAAAATATTATCGATGCATGTTGGGACGCAGGAACTCTCGTCGGCTGCGGCCGAGGGTCTGGAGTAGGATTTATATTGTTATATCTGTTAGGTATTACACAAATAAATCCATTAAGAGAAAAGAGTCAAACAAAGCGTTGGAGATTTTTGAATCCAGAGCGTGTATCAGTTCTGGATGTAGATATTGACATCGAAGGCGGCCGTCGCGCAGAAGTATTAAAGAACTTCCGTAAAATATATGGTGAAGATAGAGTTGCGAATGTATTGACTCTGAAAACAGAAAAGTCAAAGTCAGCAATTCAAACAGCTTGTCGCGGCCTCGGCATAGATAATGACATAGCAGCTTATCTATCTTCATTTATTCAAGCAGATAGAGGACAACTACGAACTTTAAAACAAACATTTTATGGAGATGCAGATAATGGATTTGGAGCGTCAACTCAGTTCAGAATTGAAATGGAAGAAAATTATCCCGAAGTATGGCGAGTTGCTCAGGGCATTGAAGGACTTATCAATGGCTGCGGAATCCACGCAGGTGGTGTTATATTCGTGGACGAACCATTCACAAATTCAACCGCGCTCATGCGTGCTCCGAAAGGAGAAATCATAACTCAGTTTGACCTTCACGATGCAGAAGATACAGGACTTATCAAATATGATATTCTTTCAATTGAAGCATTAGATAAAATTCATAACTGTATTGATTTAATTTGTAAATATGGCTATGAAACAGAAGAAGCTACATTAAAAGAAACCTATGAAAAAATTATAGGAATATATAATCTTGAGCGTGAAGCACCAGATATGTGGAAGATGTGTTGGGAACACAAAGTAATGAGTTTGTTCCAGATGGAAAAACAATCTGGCATAAGTGGAATTGCAGCAATGAAACCAACATCAGTAGATGACTTGGCAATTCTTAACTCAGCAATTCGTTTAATGGCAACGGAAAAGGGTGGAGAAATGCCAGTTAATAAACTCGCACGATTCAAAGCTCATCCTGATGATTGGGATTATGAACTCAAAAAATATGGACTCGGCGCGGATGCAAAAGAAATTCTCGAACCAGTTCTTAATGTATCATATGGATTATGTATAGCACAAGAACAATTTATGCAGTTGGTTCAGCTTCCAGAACTTGGCGGATTTGACCTTACATGGGCCGATAAGTTGAGAAAGTCGATTGCGAAAAAGAATCCAGCTGAGTATGAAAAATTAACTGATGAGTATTTTAAAGTGATAAAAGAAAAGGGATTAAATGAGCAATTGTGTACTTATGTATGGAATGTATTAATTGCAATGTCTAAAGGATATGGATTTAATCTGTCGCATACACTTGCATACTCACTGATTGGTTTACAGGAATTAAATCTTGCATATCGTTATCCAACAATTTTGTGGGATTGTGCTTGTCTTATCTCTGATAGCGGCGGCGCGGAAAAAGAAGATGATAACGAGGAAGAAAATGAAACATTTATTGAAGAAACAATTTTTGATTCTTCTATTGGTACTTTTGATGACGAAATCGATGATGAAGATGACGAGGCAGATGAGGCAACTCAAAAAAAGAATAAAAAAAGTACAAAAAGTGCTAACTATGGCAAAATTGCCACAGCTATTGGTAAAATGAAACATGAGGGTGTAGATATAGTTGCGACAGATATAAATAAGTCTGAGTATACATTTGCACCCGATATAAAAAATAGAAGAATTATTTATGGACTAAGTGGTATCACAAAGATCGGAAGAGCGTCGTG